CGTGACGGTAAGGGGCAGGTTGGCGCGACTAGTGTGAAAGCCAATCTTATCGAGTACGGCTCGGAGCATAATCCGGAGTTTGCGCCTCGCGCCAAGACAATTGAGTACTTCAACAGGCCACAGACATGACCGTTGATTTTGCGTTGTATGCGGCTGAGGATGTTCAGACGGCTATCGTGGCGTGGCTTGCGCCGTTGCGGCGTACCGCGTTTGAGCGTACGGCGGGAGATCCGTTGCCTTCGTGTGTGGTTGAGTTGGTTGCTGGTACGGAGTCGGTTGGGCAGTCGTTCTCAGATCCGGTTGTGTCGGTGCATACGTTCTGCGATAAAGCTTTGGGTGCGCCCGCTGCTCGCGATGAGTGCGCGAAAACCCATAACCGGATGCTGTTGCTGTTCGATGAGCATCAAATAACGATCGGTACCCGTGTTGTGGGTATCGACTATCTAGAGGTAACTGAGTCTCCGCGCTGGGAGTATTACAGCGACAACATTCTTCGTAAGGTGGCCCGGTATCGTCTGGGTCTGCCTTACGTCCCGAATATTTAAACCCCCTTGTTCGTCACGGCTTGAAGCCCAAGGCCGTGTCGCGGCAGATCGCCGCAATTCTGCCGGAAACCCGTCCGGTTCAACCACTTCCGAAAGGGAATGTTATGTCTCAGCCATCTACTGGCACCAACTGGACCGGCGCAGGGCTCGCCGACCGCGGCCCCGAGTTTCTGCGGCGCGGTAACGCTGTCGCGGTCTTGTGCCGTGACGCGCGCGGCGCGGCCACCGACATCAGCCCCCACAACTCTGACGGCTCCGTCGCTTTCTCGCCGTTCGCGCTGGACAACACCTGGCGCGATGACCTTCTGGCTATCAAGAAGGTTGACGGCTACTACGTCACCAACCCGGAACCTAACGAGGGTTGGATTAACCTGGGCGCGTTCAAGGATGGCGGCGGCCCGGCGTGGAAGCCGAAAGTCACCAACGATCACTTCATGATCTTGCAGGACAACTTCCCTTACGACACGCAGTTGACTGATGAGTCTGAACCTTTCATGGTGACCCCGGTCGACACCGCGTCACCGTGGGTGCAGCGGCTCCGGAACAACCGGCCGTTCTCTGACAGCAGCGGCAATCTGCTGATCGAGGACCCCGGTCTGACCAATGCTGGTTTCAGCCGTCTGCTGTCCGGTACTAACCCGAACCGCCAGTTCCTGTTCATTCGTGAGCGCACGTTCAACGGTGCGCCGATCTATTCCGTGCAGGGGATCGCGCTGTGCAAGCTGGATGACATCGGCGGGTCCAAGCTCGACAAGAAAGACTCGGAAGCTGCTGACCTGACCTATCTGCCGCTGCCCGATGGCAGGTTCATGGCGTTTCAGGATGGCCAATTTCAGCCGATCTTGGTTCACACCTGGTGGGGCGGTACGGGTTGGTCTGCGCTGGGTGGTGTTCCGGTGTTCCCGGGCACGGCTCCTGTGGCTACGGCGAGCATGTCCGCCGGTAAGGCGACCATCGTGTTCGATGACCCGACAGGTGCCGATGCGCCGTTCACCATCACTGCTGAGTCCACCATCGATGATGGTGTGACTTGGTTGACGGCCGTTTTGGACACTCCTGGTGCTGTCACCTCGACTGGCGGTAGCACTACGGTGAAGGTGAAGAGTGTGGCTGCTGGTTCGACGAAGTTCCGTGCGAAAGCTGTTGGCACCAACGACGCTAGCACTTACTCGGCGAAGTCGAACGCGGTCACCATCGCCTAGTTGAAATCGGACCCTCGCCGGCCGTGATGGTCTTGGGCTACCTCACGGCCGGCGAGCCACCAAATGCCCTATAGCCCAAAATTGAGAGGAAACAGCCCAAATCATGCCCGAACAGCCCGAAGATCTCTTCACCAAAAGCCCTACCGCTGCCGCAGAAGCACGCGAGCAAGCCCGTACCTATCGCAGCATATTCGCGGGGCCGATACTCCATTTCGATGACGGCACATCGATGGAACTGCCGCCGCACCCCAACTTGCGCATGTTCGACGAAGACATACTTGCCGCCTATGATGAGCTGCTGTTCGATGTTGAAACGAACTGCGACCGGTCGCCGGATGTCTGGATTTCTGAGCAGAAGGTCAAAGACTCTGACGGCAACGAAATCACCCTTCCCGCAACGTTACGTAAGGGCGAGCTGATCATCCCGTTACGTAAGACCGTGGCAGGCAAAACCGAGCTCGTGAAGCCTCCGCATGAGGTTCGTCTCGTGCAAACCATTCTCGGCGACAAGCAATACCGGCTGCTGCGGTCTAAGACCGTGGATGGTCGTAAGGCTGGCGCGAATGATGTGTGGCGTTCGTGGAATGAGCGTGGTGAGGCTTTGATGGAGCGGCGTGATGCCGATCCCAAAAGTGTTGATGGCGCTGTGGATAGTGCGTCAGTTCCCGCGGCAGATTCGGCGTGATTTAGACCGGTTCCATGGGCGCAAGCTGGCCGACTGGTGGCGCGGAACCCGCGACACTACCGGCGATCTGGTCCTGAGCAGTGATGAGCTTCTCGACTATCTGGAATGGATGGATGACGACGGCGCGTTTAAAACCGACGCCGATCGTGGCGGCGGCTGGACCACTAAACAGCAGATGTTGGCCGAAATCGCCAACGAGGCATACCGATTCCGTGCCTCCTATCATCTCGTCAGCAGTAAGGGCGAATCCACTTTCGATACGGATGAATTGGAGTTCGTTGACCCGGTTGTCAGGCAGAAACGGGCAGAAGCGGCCGAAGCTGAGGCTGAGCGGCAGCAGGAATCACAGCGAAGGTTCGAGGCCGATATCGGGTTCTCGTCTTGATCGGAAGGAGGGTTGAGCGTTGGGCGCTATTCATGCGGATGTTGTGGCTGCACTCGATGAGCGCTCTACCCGCCAGGTTTCCGATCAGCTTGTTCGCGACGTGGGGGGTGCTGGCCGGTCGGCGGGGCAACAATTCAGTACCGAATTCTCGGCGGAGATGGCCGCCAAATTGGACGAAAGAGGTCTGGCTGCTTCTGTGCGGCGGTTGGAAAACCAATTTGCGCGCGCAGGCAAGACTTCCGCTGAATCGTTCAACAAAGCACTTCAGGCTGAGGCCGCCCGCACCGGAATAGCAGCTGACGCCATCGGCGCTGAACTTACGAGACGTCTCATTCCGCAAATCACACAAGTCGGGGAACGAGCTGGACAAGGATTCGGGCACGCGTTCGGCGCGCAGTTAGCCCGCTCAATCCCTGTGGCGGGCGGCTTCGCCACGGCCATGTCAGGCTACGAGACGGCGGCCGACAAGGCCGGGGCCGCCGCGGGTCGAGCTATGGGCCTGGCGTTCAATACCGCCGCAACGGGTTTGATCGCAGCGTCTGGTTACACCTTGTTCAAAGGTTTTGAGCGTTTCGAGACCATCGACAAGGCTCGAGTCCAGTTGGAGCACCTTGGATTCACCGGCCAACAGGTTCAGCAGATCTACAGCAGTCTCAATCAGGTTGTGACTGGGACACCGATCGCGTTATCGGATGCTTTTGGGGCGGTCAGCATCGCTGTCGCAGGAGGCATTAGAGACGTTCCGTTGTTGACGCGGTATGTGCAAGACATGGCTGACGCTACCGGCATCTCTACTGGCAACTTTCAGGAGATGTCGTCGATTTTCTCTGAGATTCTGGCGTCCGGTCATTTGCAGGGTCAGGAGGTTTTGCGGCTTACCCGTAACAGCGTCAATATCGTTGCCTGGCTTGCCGATAGCATGCACAAATCGACTGCCGATATCAAGAAAGATATTGAGAACGGCAAGATTTCGTTTGAGGATTTCGCTAGGGCTGTTGAGGGGCATGCGGGTGGTATGGCGCATGCTTTGGGGCAGACTGTTGCTGGTTCGGTTGAGAACCTGAAGACCGCGGTGGCTCGTGGTGGCGCGAATTTTCTGTCCGCGATTTTCGGTAAGCCACAAGAAGACGCGAACACCATGAAGGACGCGGTTGATTCGTTGACGCATCGCATCGACGATTTCGGGCAATGGGTGACCGCACATCATAAAGACATTGAGGATTTCTTTAAAAAGGGCGCTGACGCTGTTCACGGTCTGATCACAGGGCTTGACAAGGTGTCGGCACTATTCGGTGGCTGGCCGAGCATGAT